GGGCTGACATTTGCATCAGCCGTTACCGTTACTGAGCCAACTGCGCCCGTCCCAGCCAAGCCCGTTACCGTAACATTCGCATCTGCCGTTACAGTGACGCTTCCTACTGCTCCTGTTGCCGCCACTCCCGTGACAGAAACATTCGCCGTTCCCGTTACCGTGACCGATCCTACCGCCCCGGTAGCGGCCAATCCCGTTACGGTGACATTCGCATCTGCCGTTACCGTAACGCTTCCAACACTACCCGTTCCAGCTAAACCCGTTACATCAACGGGAACCGGCTCGCCCCAGGTACTAGAACCCCAGGTAGAACGGCCCCAGCCAGTTACACTTGCCATGCTACGCTATACGAATAATCGCGTTACTCGCATCTGCCGCAGGAAAAGCAATCGTGAACGTACCAGCAGTTGCCGTTTTCAATGCACCAAAATCTAGAATAAGAACAGCCGGATCACCGCTCGCACTATCATTAAAAATCATTGCACCCATAGCCGAAAACGTAGCAGTAGTCCACGCACTATCAGCGAAATCGGTAAGAGCAGTAGTTCCACTGCTGGAAGGGTCAACCCGTGTTAGCGTGTTGCCCTTGGCAGTATAATTCGTGCCAGTGATTTCGTTGCTAGTGGTATACGCTGTAGTAGCGGCAGTAAACGAAGCACTATCTGTGTACAGTGCGATCTGGAATGTACTTCCGCCGGAATTGAGGAAGTTGTGCTTTGCTTCCAGCAATTCCTTTTTGAAGGAAGTACACATGAAATTTCCTGAAAACGCCATTATAATTTCTCCACTGAATTAGCTAAATCACTATGACCTGCTGAACGTAGCAGGGTGGTTACCCTAGAGCGATCTTCTTTAATCGCTTCCTTGATATAATAGTTGAAGACATGGCGAATACGATCCTTGAACGCCCTTGCCTGGTCCACAATCAGCGGATGTGCGTCTTCCCCTATAGATATAACCTGCTCCGTAGCACGATTAGCCCAATGCTCCGGTCCCAAATTAGAGTGTTCAGTGGTCGTTACGATCACATTACCGATCTCGCCGTTGATCATGCCTTGGCCGTCCTTATGGTTCCGTCACGATATTCGTCACCAGTCATGCGTCCTTCCGCTTGCAGTTTCAGTAGATCCAACGCTTCCTGATACCTCTGCTGATATAGCTGCATCATGTCCGCATCACCCTTCATATAGGTATACGCCTCGACAAGACTGCCATAAAGAAGTGCTGTATCTGCGTTGGTGCCCAACCACGAAGGACTCGTATCAACGATTGAGGCTGGCTGATAGTAGTAGTGAAGCTCAGTCACATAGTCCGCATCAGGCGTAGGCCCGATAATGAATGTATCACTAGCAAAGGTGCCGTAATATTTAGGTGTGCCCTTAGTCGATGCGTTTGGATACGTCGATCTGATGAAATTCGCATCCTTATTCAATAAAAATATCTGGTTACTGGAACTTGTAATCGACAAAGACAACGGGAAAAGAAAGTCCGTGGGCATAGTTAGATACGCATTGCCATCAGTCATGTTACCTGACTGATTCTTGCGATTTACAGGTAGGTTAACAGAACGGTAGATGCGCTGTTCGGCTTGCTTTACAAACGTAGGGATCGCTGCAACAAAAGCTGTTTCAGTGTTGTTCGTGTAATCCTTGATAGCGGCTAGAAGTTCAGCGTAGGTCATGTAGTCACCTTCACGATGCCCACCTGCCCATGTGCTATAAGGTTACCTCCCCCACCACCACCTCCGTTTCCTACAGGATCAAACGCAAACATCTCCCTGCTTGTATCCTGTGCAATATCAGGTCGTGCATTTCTAATAGCTTCTGGATCAGCATAAGTGCCTAACCGACCTAAAAAGTTCTGTGGCTGATCCTCATCTAACATATCCCTACCAACCATAAGACCTGTCATACGACCAGCTTTAATCTGAGGTACAAGATTCTTGATTTTATATCTGAATCCTGTGCGGTCACAAAAGCCAAATGCATATTTGCCGTTAGCATAACGAGCCATCAGGAATACCCCCCTGGCACGAAATGTACAGAAGCTCTGTCACGATCTTCCTGTTCTGCTAGTTGCCACTGAAACTCGTACTCAGCCTTTAGTTCACCTGAGCGCACGAATGCTTCCGGGTATTTCTGTGAAATACGAAATGCCAATCCTGAAACAAGTGCTGGAAGGAAGCGAGCAGGAACATCAGGATTCGTAGACCCTACTGCTCCCGTGTCCTCAATACGTCTGATACGTTGATATGCGAATGTGTACACCTTATCTGGTGTCGGCCAAAGATACGCAACCGGAGCAACAGCCTGCTTATCAATAAAGATATTTACAGGACGCCCTTCGGTAAGCTTGTTAGGTATCGTGGAGTATTGCGATACGCTAAATCTTGAAAGGGGCTGATCGTTTTGTGATGTGCCCGTTCCTTCACGAATCCAATATTCGATAAGATCTACGGTGTCTGCTGGTAGCGTGATTGTGGAAGTGCTTGCAGTTGTGCTCGCAGTTCCTTGTTCTACGCACCAGAAGTTTAATCCGCGATTTGCCCACTCAAGACTAAGAAGGTTCAGTGACCGACGAGCCGTTTCGATATCGTAGCCTGTCTTGGACTGAAGGCCACACCTTTCAAACGCCTCTTCAATAACCTCTGCAATCTCAAGGTTGAATGTCGCAGTACCTGATGTAGCCATTAGCTGTCCCTAAATTTGTTCTTACATTGTGCCTTGAATGACCTGACCTTTCCAGGCGTCAAAGAGCCATTACCAATCAAACCACCACTTCTCATTTTTGCATAGTTTTGAAGCGACGGTTTTTCAGAAAGACTATTAATGATCGCCTTCTTGATCATGCCACCACCTGCATGTTTATCTGTCCAATCTCTTGCAACTTCAGGTTCATTTGCCCACAAATACCTTCTTTGCTTTTCACTCTTGAAAGGCATTAAAAAGCCCTCCAGTTAGGATATTCCAAAGCAATATGGCTGGTATGGGCCACTTCTTCTTTATGATCAGGATAATTTTTCGCAAGCCTGCTATAGTATCCCCAATTATGATCAGCATCAGCCTTCTTTTTAGCGATCTCGTTGTACTCAGGAACACTACTCTCTTTTTTCTTAGCCATTAGTAGCTCTTCCTCAGAGCCACCATCACGGTATATCGGTCGCCGCTTGAATGGCCCGTAGTAGTAAAGTTGATATCTCCGGTTGGGCTAGACGCATTATTTGTAAGAGGTCCAGCCTGACGGAAGTCATAGAATCCGTATCCGCTGAGAGTCCAGCAAATAACATCCGTGGAAGCGTCCCATAGAATATCTACGGTCATACCGGAGCAGTCATACCATATCTGCTGGATTGTAGCTCCAGCGCATGACTTACCAGTACCGGATTCGGTCTGGAGAGCGGAAACATCTACCTTGGTCACGGCACTTTCGCCTGTGCCATCGGAGATGTTGGTGAACTTCATAACGGCGATTCGGTCGCCATCTTGGATCGTTTGGGACGTTACTGCGTCAGCCATCTCATTCTCCCCGCGAGGACAGGACTCCTGGTCCCGCTCACAATAGGAAATATGACCACCCACCCTTAGATGGGTGGCCTTATCTCAGTTAAACATTACGACAGTGCCGCAATCGGTGCATATTCAATAATGAATGTGAACGATCCCGCAGTAGTAGCATCTACGGTGTTCGTAATATTGCAGTAAACCGTCCGCTCAGAAGCAGTGTACTGGACCGACGCAGGAGCAGTAGTACCACTCTCCGTCTGGGCCACCAATGTGCAATTGACGACATTGCCCACTACAACTGTCGTTCCACCATCTAGAATCTGATCTGTGATTGCCGCAACAAGCTCCGCACCGGAACTAGTTGATCCAACCTCAAACCCAATGTCTCCTGTTCCGATAACCGGAGCAGTAATACACACAATAGAAATGTTGGTAATAACGGTATTAGCTGGCTGAGTAAACTCACCGATAGCTGGGCTATCACCTGCTGTGGTATTAACCGTAACGCCTGAAGCGTGTCCAATACCCTTACCTAGAACAACTCTAGTAGTGTAGGCACCAGTTGAACTGCTTTTATCAACGGATTGAAATCCGTTTTCCGACCTTACTGGTCCTGAAAAAGTTGAATTAGCCATTAGTTTCTCCTGTCGTGGCTAGTGTCTACCAATCTCTTGATAGTCAGGAAAAAAAGAAAGGGTGGGAACAGTCCAAACATAGAACCGTCCCCACCCCCTACTCACTACGCTCCGGGTGAACCCCAGATCCCTAACGGATCTGAGACACCAAAGCTGTACCGCTCGCGAGCCTTGTAACGCACGTTTCCGGTATCAAAGTCACCGTCCATGCTTGTCTCAAGTGCAACACGATTAAAGTGCTTCATTCCATTCGGAACGTCGGTAAGCAAGAACCACGCATCCGTATCAGTCAGATAGTGATTCACAACCGTTCCACCCGGAACAACACCCATCGAACGCACAGCGTTGATATCGTTGTCCGAAGTCGCAGGACGAAGCTCAGATTTCATTACCCGTGTCGCCACAAACTGTAGATCAGGCGGGATAACGAGCGTCTGGGGACGAGCAGCGATCATCAGGCCACGCTCGTCGGTCCATTTGCCAATCTGAATAACGGCAGCCTCAAGAGAAGTCTCGTTG